TTGAGTGCGCAGATGAAAACGAACAGACGGCACTACTTTTGCGCTTATCGCAAGATGGTTTAAAAGTACGCGCCATCATTATCTAGAGTTAGGCAAATGCCTGACACCACGCCGATGAAACATAAGTAATTGGCGTGAGTGCTGGACAGAGCCTCAACGGCTTAGCCGTTGGGGTTATGTTCGGGTTATTAGAGAGGCAAATATGGGAAAAATAATCCGCCTTGAAAGCGCCATTACGCGGACGCCACGTGTAATGCAATTAGAAGGCTTGTTTGATATGGATTCAGAAGCACGTTCCATTACAAACATTGAAATGAATATCCCCGATTTAAACGAACGTGATTGGAATATCGGCTTAATAGTTGGGCCATCAGGCGCTGGCAAAACAACTGTTGCTAATGACTTGTTCCCTGACAAAATGCGCAACACGGAAAATATGAAGTGGTCAAAAGATAAGGCAATCATTGACGATTTTCCTGCCGAATTGCCAATGCGTGAAGTTACCGAATTGTTATCATCTGTCGGCTTTAGTTCGCCGCCTGCTTGGCTACGCCCATATCACGCACTTAGTAATGGCGAACAGTTTCGTGTAACGATTGCGCGCGTATTGGCAGAGAATCAGGATTTATCCGTTGTAGATGAATTCACGTCTGTTATTGACCGCACAGTTGCGCAAATTGGCTCATACGCCATTGCTAATACTGTTAGAAAACGTAATCAAAAGTTTGTTGCTGTGGGTTGCCATTACGATATAGAAGAATGGTTACAGCCCGATTGGATTTACGAGCCTCATACGGGCAAATTCACTTGGGGGTCGGTTCAACCCCGACCACAAGTTAAAATTGAAATCATATGGGCAAAGTATGAATCGTGGAACACGTTCGCACGTCATCACTATCTAGACACAAAACTAAACAAAACGGCGCACATATATGTCGGCTTAATCAATGACCAGCCTGCCTGTATTAGCGCCATCTTGCCGTTGCCTAATGCGCACGTGCGTAATGCGCGCCGATTCAGCCGTAACGTAGTGTTGCCCGACTTTCAAGGCATTGGGCTTGGCAAATACTTTCACGAACGTATTGCTTCGGGCTTAATCGCTCAGGGGTTAGCGGTTTACGCTACTGCCAGCCACCCAACGCAGATACATCATCTCAACAAATCGCCAAACTGGGAACTTATTCGTATGCCGTCAAGAGTAGCCAAACAAGGCAAAACCAGTTCGCTGTCATCACGAATGGGCGTCAGTAGAGCGCGCCTAACATCTTCCTTTCGTTACAGGGGAGAACCCGATTACGAAGTTGCGAAGATATTAGCCCCGCTGCCAAAAAAATAACGTATGATGTGGCAAACATTTAGTGAATACATAGGTGGTAAATATGTGTGATATTTGTGACCGATATGCCTACATAGGCGATTTGCGTGAAGCCATTGCGCAAGAGATAGAGGCGGCTAAACGTCCTGACCCAAATTATGTTGAGGACAATATGATTAACGCTGGACTACAAATAGCGGCGCACATTGCGCGGCGAGGCATTGAATTAGAGTGAGTAAAGATAGGCATTTTGGTAACGCTGAATTAAACGCCAACGAAGATGAGTTACGGCGCGAGATAGCGGCAGAACTAGAACGCAGAATATTATCTATGTGCGAAAGTGCTGACGAGATTGGTTTAATGAAGATGGCAATTGCTCTAGTGAAAGGCGTGTAATGAAATACTTAACTGGCTTTATTAGTGCGGCAATTGGCGTTCTTGCTGTTGCTTGGTTTGTAATGCTACTTGCTGGCGATATATACGCACTTAGTTACAAAGAAACATTACACGGCTTATCTATTTTGTATGTAGTAACGGCGTTATTAAGAAAGGCTGACTAATGGCGGCTAAGAAAAGCAAACTAAATCCTGCCACGTTAGAGAAAGAAGCCAAAGTGCTTGAAATGCGGCGCGGCGGCTTCACGTTTGACCTAATCGCTACACGGCTTGGCTATGCGAGCGCCAGCGGCGCGTACAAGGCTTATCAAACGGCTTGTAATCGCATTGTGTATTCAGAAGTGGCGGAAACGCGCAACGTTGAGATGGACAGACTTGATATTGCTCAGGCGGCAATATGGGGCGACATTATTAACGGCGCAACGCCAGAAGATAGAGCGCGTGGCGTTCAAGCGTTAGTACGCATTATGGAAAGGCGAGCCAAATTGCTTGGCTTAGATATGCCAACAAAGGCGCAGATAGAGGTAACTAATTATGACAGCACAACAATTGATTCCGAAGTCGCACGACTTGTCGCTCTCCTTGATAGCGAGCCGCCACGTCAGATGGAGCCATCAACTGGCGAGAACGGAACAATTACCAACTAACGATAAATCTTGGACTACTTGGGTTTATTTGGCAGGACGTGGCGCTGGCAAGACTAGAACAGCGGCTGAATGGCTTGCGTGGCAGGCTAGTAGCAATCCAAAGACTAGATGGGCTATTGCCGCGCCTACATATGGCGATGTGCGCGATACGTGCGCAGAAGGCGAATCGGGCATTGTGCGCGTGTTGCGCGAATACGGCACATTAAAGGATTACAACAGAAGTATTGGCGAAATCTTTCTAACTAACGGCACACGCATTAAGTTATTTAGTGGCGAAGAACCCGACAGATTTCGTGGGCCACAATTTCACGGGGGTTGGTTTGATGAGTTAGCGGCGTTCAAGCACCCCGAAGCGTGGGACCAATACCAATTTGGCTTGCGCCTTGGCGAACACCCACAAACAATTGTTACAACAACGCCACGCCCAACTAAGTTAATTAAAGACTTAATTACACGTGATGGCGTACGCGTAGTGCGTGGCTCAACGTTTGATAATTCCGCCAACTTAGCCGCGAGCGCACTTGCTGAACTCAAATTGCGTTACGAGAACACACGGCTTGGACGGCAAGAGTTATACGGCGAAATACTAGATGACGTAGAAGGCGCTTTATGGACGCGGCAGATGATTGAAGAAGCACGCGTTACAGCGGCGCCGCCAATGGTTCGTATAGTTGTGGCGATTGACCCTGCCGTTACAAGTAACACTACGTCAGATGAAACAGGCATTGTTGCGGCTGGAATTGACCATACAGGCAACTATTACGTGTTATCGGATAAAACGTTACGCGCAACGCCTGATACGTGGGCGCGCCAAGCAGTTAATCTGTATCACGAACTAAACGCGGACAAGATTATTGCTGAAACAAATAACGGCGGCGATATGGTCATTTTGGTTTTAAAGCAAATTGATGTATCTGTGCCAGTTAAGAAAGTAACAGCCACAAGAGGCAAACAATTGCGCGCCGAGCCAATTAGTGCGCTGTACGAACAAGGCAGAGTTCATCACGTTGGCTATTTTGAGGAATTAGAGAATCAAATGTGCGAATGGACGCCATTAAGCAATGAATCGCCTGATAGATTAGACGCGCTGGTGTGGGCACTTACAGAGTTAAACAGCGGCGGTTCAAGTATGATTGCGCTCGCGGCGTTGGCAAAGTTCTGCTTAAAATGTAGTATGCCAGCAAATAAAAATGCCACAATATGTTCAAGATGTGGCGGTAAGTTAGGGGAATAATGGCAATCACATATAACACCACGATTGACCAAGGCGCCGATTGGAACATTAATTTTATTTACAATCAGCCAGTTACAATTACAAACATAACAGCAAACGGCACAACTGTCACATATACAACAGCCGCACAGGCTTTCTCAGTTGCTCAATTAGTTTCCATTACAGGCGTCATTCCAAGTCAATACAACTTAACAAACGTGGCTATTGCCACACGCAGTTCAACGCAATTTACAGTTACAAACAGCGCAACTGGCACTTACATATCAGGCGGCGTGGCTTATGTGCCTGTAAATCTAACGGGTTGTACGGCGGCATTACAGTTGCGCTCGCTTCCAACTGACGCAACAGCGGCACTTACGCTGACAACGGCAAATGGCGGCATTACTTTGACGGCTCTAACTGGCAATATTGCCGTGACCGCAACAGCCACGCAAACACGTGCTATTGATGAGGGTTACTACTATTATGACCTTGAAGTAACCAATACAGCAAGTGGCGTAGTAACAAGAATCGTACAAGGGCAAATTCTAGTGAGTGCGGAGATAACAAGATGAGTGATGATTTAATTGTTGTTCAGCCAGTTATTCCAACTGTCATAGTAACGGCACCAGGCCCACAAGGCGCAAGCGGCGACCCTGCTTCCGTTTTTTATACGCACACGCAATCAACATCTAGTGCCGTTTGGACAATCAATCACGGGCTTGGCGGTCAGCCAACTGCGGTTGTTTTAGATTCGGCAGGAACACAATGTGAAGGCACATTTAGTTACCCAACAACAAACCAAATGGTGATAACCTTTACGAGTGCCTTTACTGGCACGGCGTATGTGATATAGGAGAAAACAATGAGCCGCAAATTTCTAGTCAGTATTGACTTAAACAAAAACGAATTACAAAATGCTGTAATCCAAAATCTTGCTTCTGCGCCATCTACGCCATTAGCAGGTCAGGTTTATTACAACACAAGTGATAATCAACTTTATATTTACAACGGCACACGTTGGGAAGTAGCAGGCAACGCTGTTGTATCAGGCACATTAGCCGCGCGACCAGCCGCCGCAACAGTAGATAGCGGCACTATCTATTACGCAACAGATAATTATTTATTTTATTATTCAAACGGCTCTGCTTGGCAACAAACTAACGCCTTTGGCACAGTAACTGCGGAAACATCTTATGGATTAACTAGCGGAAATGGTTCATCTACTAACTACGCACGTGCCGACCACACACACGGAACGCCATCATTAGGCACAGCAACGCCAAACGCAATTGCTGGCGTAACTGGCTCTGCTGGTTCAGCCGCAACGCCATCTAAAGAGGACCACACTCACGCATTTACGCCAGCCGCTGATTTATCAATGGCTGGATTTAAACTTACATCTGTTGGCACACCAACGGCAGATGGTGACGCCGCAAATAAAGGCTATGTAGATTCAGTTGCGCAAGGCTTAGATACAAAGGCTTCGGTAGTAGCGGCAACAACAACTGATGGAACATTGGCAACGGCGTTTGATGATGGTTCAGTAATTGACGGCGTTACATTGGCAACTGGCAATCGTATTCTTATTAAGAATCAAACAGACGCAACAGCAAACGGCATTTACACAGTTAATGCCAGCGGCGCGCCAACACGTTCAACAGATATGGATTTGGGTTCAGAATTTCCAAGTGCTTATGTATTTGTAGAGCAAGGCACAGTTAATGCCGATACTGGCTGGGTTTGTACCAATAACGCGCCAGTAACTTTAGGCTCTACTAATATTGTTTGGGCGCAATTTAGTGGCGCTGGCACATACACAGCAAATAACGGCGTTCTTCTTACTGGTTCTGTATTTTCTTTTGCGCCTCAAAGCGGCAAAGGTTTAGAAACTGGCGCAAGTGGCGCGGCAATCAAACTTGCCACTACATCAGGCTTAAATCTCACAACTGATTTGGCAGTAGGCGCAGGGCTTGGTATTTCTGTTCTTACAAATACAGTTGCCATTGATACGGCAGTTGTTGTTCGTAAGTATGGCGCAGATGTAGGCGATGGCTCTGCCACTTCTTACACAATCACGCACAATTTAGGCACTAAAGATGTGCAAGTAACTGTCTATGACAATTCTTCGCCATATGCCGAAGTAATCTGCGATGTAAACCACGCAACTACAAACACAATTACTTTGCTATTCTCAGTTGCGCCAACATCTAACCAATATCGGGTAGTTGTTCAAGGCTAATTAAAGGGGAGAGAATATGGGTCTAATAGACCGTATTGCCGAAAAAGTAGCCGCCGAAATAGTTAAGGGTCCACGCTTACCTGCTGGCGCAGTAACAATGACCGAAATGGATATGCGCAACGCCGCAAATCAAACTACTTACGGGCAATCTGTTGCGCTTCCACGTGACCCAATGGTTTCAGGCGTTCCATTTGCGCCTGGTATGCCAATTATTCCGGGCGCAATTAATCCGCCACGCGCAGATAGCGGACGACCTGACCCACGCCGATATGAATTTCAAGTTGCTCAGAATATTAATATCACAGCAACAAAACTTGTTCCATTTGCCACATTACGTGCCGCTTCTGACCAGATAGATATTTTGCGCCGTTGTATTGAAGTATTAAAGGCAAAGATTGCGGGACTAGAGTGGGATATTGTTTTGGCAGAAGATTCAGCCGAAAAAATTATTACTGAAATTGGCGGCAATCACGTTCGCGCTATGTCTGTGGCACGTGACAGATACACGGAAGAAATTAGCCGCCTTAGAGAATTTTGGGAACAGCCCGACCCAACTAACGGACTTTTATTTACCGATTGGCTTAATATCGCACTAGAAGAAATTTTGGTGCTAGACGCGTGGGCAGTTTGGCCTCAACCATCAGTAGGCGGCGATTTGCTCGGCTTACAGATACTAGACGGCTCAACTATTAAGCCACTTATTGATGACCGCGGTATGCGCCCACAGGCGCCTTATCCAGCCTTTCAGCAGATTCTTTTTGGATTCCCACGTAGCGAATTTGCGGCGTCTGATGGCAATGAAGGCGCAGATGGCGAATTTACGTCAGATGAAATGTCCTATTTGATTCGCAATCGCCGAACAATGACAGTTTATGGCTATTCGCCAACAGAACGCGCACTTGCGCTCGCGGATATTTATTTGCGCCGTCAGCAATGGCTACGTGCCGAATATACAGATGGCGTTACGCCTGAATTGCTTATGAAAACGGACGCCAACTTTGGCAACAATCCTGATTTGCTTCGCGCTTATGAAAACATTTTTAATGATGATTTGGCTGGACAAACAGAACAACGCAAACGCGTACGTCTTTTGCCAACTGGAATGGAACCAGTTCAGTTTGAGGGATACGGCGAACGCTTTAAAGATACGTTAGACGAGTATTTGGTTAATAGTATTTGCGGTCACTACGGCGTTATGCCATCTGAAATCGGCTTTAACCCTAAAGGCGGCTTGGGCGGCGGCGGATTCCAATTAGGTCAAGCCGAATCGTCAGAAGTTATCGGCGCAATTCCATTGGCTAACTGGGTTGGACGTATGTTGAGCCACTTGTCCTATACGTACTTGGGTATGCCACGCGAACTCGAATTTAAGTTTATGGAATCAGGTCGCCAAGATTTAGAAGCAACTGCGCGCACACGTGACATTGAAATTAAATCAGGCAATTTAACACTTAACGAATCAAGAAGCCGCGCAGGAATGCCGCTTATTGAATCACCCGAAGCCGATATGCCAATTATTGTGGCAGGAACTGGCGCTTACTTTGTAACAGAAAATGGCATTGTGGCATTTGATAGCGCACTAGGCGGCATTGAAGCGCCATTAGAGGACCCAATTGCTATTGAATCAGGCGGCGATGTAGGCGGCGGTTCAGAAACGCCTGTGCCTAACGTTGAAGATAAGCCCGAAGAAGAAGACGAAGGCGCAAAAGCGCAAGAAGAATTAAAAATGTTTATGCGTTGGCTAAAGAAATCGCCGACACGCCCATTTAATTTCCGTGAAGTGCCTGTGGTCTATGCCGAAGTGTTAAATAAATTTATTGGCATTAAAGATTACGACAGCGCGCGGTGGTATGCCGAGCGTTACTTGGCTTAATTATGGCTAGTCAGGCGTGGCGTCAGAAGAACGGCGCAAAAGTACGGCTAGCGGCACGGCGCGCCAAATTAATTAGGCAAGCGTTACGCGAAAGCGTTAATATTTCCGCCGTTCAAGAAGATTGGGCGAGCGCACACCCAAATGCCGAATCAATGACAACGGAACAAGCACGTCAATGGGCGCGCACAAACGTTCGCGTAAATAGTGAACCACTTATGGCCGCTTTACGTACTCTTTATTTAGAATCGTACGCACTTGGCGATGACATAGCAATGAACTCAATCGCCAAAGCCAAGATAGATAAGGCGCCAACTAAACAACAGTTACAGCGAGCAGTAGGCATAAATTGGAGTAACTGGAAGGCTGGCAATAAACCAGCGGCGTTGCTAGTCAGTAAGCCACGCGGTCTTTCTACGCTATTAGATAATCGCGGCGTAACGATTCAAGGCATTAATCGCACTACGTTAGACAGAATTGGCACACGATTGGCAACTGCTTTGGCACAGGGTTTGCCGCCAAGTGAAGTTGATTTGTCGGACTTTTTTGATGATTCTGAACGCGCATTGGCAATTGCTCAAACAGAAATGAGCCGCGCAGTTGCTTCGGCGAGCCGCGCACTTTATGAAGAAAGTGGCGTTGAACTGGTAGCATGGATCGTTGCCGACCCTTGCGAATTATGCCAAGAGAACGCCGACGTGTCGCCTCTCCATATTGATGACACGTTTCCAAGTGGAGATACGGAACCGCCAGCACACCCGAATTGTGTTTGCGATATTGCGCCGTATGT